CTCACATTATCAATCATAGGAGGATTGGAATAACCAAAGAGTTTAGCTATGGCAGCTACACTCCTCGCTCCAATTTCCGAAGCTTTAGCAACAGGTCCAATAACAGGTGCTGATGATAACATTGAGGATATATTTGCTACTGTGGTAGCTGGTGCTGAAATAACACCATTATTTTCTTGATATTCATCCCCTTGTAACGCTAATGCTGTGGTTGGACCAGAGACTTCAACGTCCTCAGCCCAAGCAAAAACATTAACAGTAACACCAGTGCCAGCTACACCATTGGCTGATCTTAAGCCAGTGTATTCTAGCAAATGTAATGTTCCCATTTGATTGAAATGCGATATCTGATTGATATCTATAAATGTTAGCGGCCATATAAATGGCAGCTTCATATCAGCTGAAGACATTTTAGAAGGTTCTAAATATACTCCAGGTGTTTGTGAAAAGCTCACTTGATCGTTTGTTGTACTATACACAACGTTAGTTCCATAAGGGAAATAACAAGCGCGTAATATTCCATAATAAAATGGTGAAGCATTAATAACAAACTTGAGCTTTAATGTGCATCTGAGACGCGAATAATTTTCTAATTTCCGTTTAATTATTGTATTATTAAAATATAATGCCCAAGGATTGAAATCAGTATGTAAAAATACTCCTTCTGACCAAGTGGTAGTATTAATTTTAACGGGTCTAGATAAGAAATTCGCTAATCCAGCTGTTGTGTCTATATCTTGATCTAATGTTTTATAGAAAGTGGAAGAATAATTTTTATCTTCGTTAAGTTCCGCATCATCAAATCTAATATTTTGTTGTATGTGAGTATTCATCGTTCCGGTAGATTTACCAGTTTGATGTTCCTCACTTTGGATAGGTAAAAAGCATTGATCCGCGTTAAGCCAGGGATCGATGGCATATTTAAATTCTAAGTAGTTTGCAGGTTGTTGTAACTTTATATATAACTCGTAAACCCATTGAGTTAAAAAGTATTGTCTTATTCCCTTCCAGCCGGTAGGTTCTCTAAATAGAGATTTTGGGGAACGCCCAGGCAAGAATAGTATATTTTCCACGCTTTCAAAACTTCACAAAGACATAAGTTAATTGAACAGTAACTAAAATATACTCCTACATTTTGGTTTAAAGGACTTTATAGGTTAAGCCCGGAATTTTGAATATTTAACATTCAAATATCTCTGAATATAAAATATTATCTTTTGAATTCTCCTTATAATCCTCAATTAATTCAGACCATGTCGGTAATTCATATTGCAGAAACTCTATAATTTGAGCTTCCTTCATAACGTCATAGAACATTATTCGTTTTTCTTCAAATGTTTTCCTTCCATAGTAAAAATACTCTCTCAGAGCACAATTAATTACTTCAATTGAATGAGCTTCAGG